GACTTATTTCCGGTATTGGTTGCCGCTGACTTATTTCCGGTATTGGTTGCCTTATCATCTTCCCAATCAACTTGCTCTTTTATATATTCAACGCCAGCTTTTATAATTCCAGCAATTCCAATTTCTGCTTTCACGGAAATTTTCTTCCCAACTCTCTTGCTATCATCAGATGATTTCTGATTATTCGCTTCAAGCTCCACTTCGCAATATCTGGAATCTGAAGGTGGATAATAATTGAATACATCCATAGGAAATTCGCATGCATGGAATCCATAATTGCAAATGTCTGCTTTTTCTTCCGAATATTCTTTTCCGATTTCATACTGGAAATCTCTGCACTTTAAGTCTTTATCAAAGCCTTTAAAGCATTTCATTCTTTCTTTTCCTCCTTTGATTCCTCTAAACCAAGCCCAAGCATTTTGAATGCCATGTCCTTTGTGAAATCATAATCTTTCACGCTATTCGCCCAAGCTTCAAATGCCTTTAATCTTCCAACCAGAAGTGCATATTCTTCATTGGCGTTCTCTGGAATGTAATCTGTGCTCTTAGTTTCTCCCATGATTAATTCTCCTTGTCTTTTGTACCGAATGTTTTAAGCATTTCTTCCAGAAGCGAAATAATCGGAATAATTGCATCTGCCTGTTTGAACTTTTCCTTGATTTCTTTGTCAAGTTCTTCCTCGTTCATAAGGCCATGATCGAACGAATGTCTGAGCTGTTCTTTTACTTCTTCCTCTTTTCCACCATCTTTTACAAACATCTCTTTAATTTCATGGGTAATAACTGCATACTCTGAAAGAATATCAATACCTTTACCAGAAATGTTAACTAATCCGTTTTCAAATTTAATCATTGTTTTTCCTCCCTATTTTCTTTTATTCTCTCCCCTGTGGTATAATTTTTGCTGTCAAGTGTGTTCTGCGTTGTCCTAGCGATGTAGAGTACATCTTCCTGTTTTAACTGAATTTCAGTCTGAGAATTTCCAGTATTCCATCGAATTTCTGTAACTCCTTCGCCGTAAAAAGCTATTTTATCGTACGCTTCGTATGGTAGATGCAATATGCGACCGTTTTTAAAACGGATTATTGTTTCGTTATCTGGTTTCAACTTGCATCCTCCTGTTCAGAACACTCTTCTTCTGCTTCTTTCTCACTTGTCATTCCTTCGACTTTTCCGAGAATATATCCCTTGTCAAAATCTGACATTTTCGGAATTACTTCTTTTAACTTCTCTACTATTCTCTTTTCCTTTTCTGACATATTATACCTCCTTTCTATGCGCAGTAACTCATTGCATATCTTTTTACGATTCCTTCAAAAATTGCTTTAAGTTGTGGCTTTTCATAAATAATTGCAATTTTTGTAGTTCCCTCTTTGATAGCTGTTTTAGTATTTCCAGCTTTTTCCATCCGGACCTTTTTATTTTCTTGTAAGCGTTTCAGACTACAATGTGCTGTCATTTCAAGTTCTCCGTACATTTCTCCGTAAAGAGTTTGATAATCAATACCGCTCTTAATTGAAATTTCACGTATTCTTGAATTAATTTCGTTTTTCCAATCTCCAATAGGCTCTGTGAATATTTCTTTCATTGTAGAAACTGTTTGTTTTACTTCTGAAAGTTCTTTTGCCTGTCGTTTCTGCTCTAGCTGCTGCTCAGCCACCGAATTAAATATTTTCTGGAACATTTGAAGTTCTGGCGAAAGTTGAGAGTAATCAATTACTTTCTGTTTTGCTTTTTCTTCAAGTCTAGTAAAATATTCTCTAGCCTCTTCTGCTTTTTCGCTATTTCCTTTCACTGATAATTTCTTTGCAAAATGAGCAGTAAGCCTGTAATCTTTAGTAGCCTGTCCTCCCCATTCGTCATTAATGACGAATGCCCAATAATCAACATTTTCCTCTGCAAATTCATTTCCTGTAATGTTGCTCTTACACCATCTTGAATAATTACTAGAATCCAATTCTAAAAATGTATACAGCTTTCTAGCAGTAGTCATCCCCTCAGAATCTACTCCGAGAGCGATCTCAATCGGTGTTCTCATATCTGTCTCAATTAGTTCTGTATTCGTATTTTTCACCTCCAATATGTTCTGTATGCGTCTACTATATCACGCAATCAGAACCTTGTCAACATATTTATGTTCTTTATGCGAACTTTTTTTCTTTACATTTCCGCATATACGTGATATAGTAATAATTGAAAGGAGGAAGTAGCCTATGAATAATAGGATGAAAGAATTGCGCAAAGCAATGAAACTAAGTCAAGAGGAATTTGGAAAACTTATTGGTATTTCAAAATCTGGTGTCTCTGATATTGAATCTGGAAGAAGAAATGTAACAGATCAGCATATAATAATGTTAGAGACAAAAGGCGTTAATTCAGAGTGGCTTCGTTCTGGAATAGGAGCTATGTTTATACCCAAGACAAAAGATGAAGAAATATCGGAAATGTTAGCAGACATACAAAAAGCTGGTGAAGATTCCTTCAAGCACCGTCTTATATCCGCTTTATCAAAGCTTGATGAAGAAGGATGGGATAACTTAGAAAAATTACTTGATATGATTTACAAAAAATGAGAAAAAGACAAGGGTCATGCGCAAACCCTTGTCTTTCTTTTTATCCTATTAATCTTTTTACATATGCATATATTGCTTTTAGCCAATGCATATCATCACATTTTTGAATCATCTCAATTAACTCTTTTTTTAATAAATCCATTAAAATCCCTCCACTAATACAAAGCCCTAAACATCTGCTCTCTGCCCCAATATGTATAAATCCTCCCTCTTATGGCAGTTATTGTGGCAATATAGCTTTCCGCTATAAAGCACTTCAATAGTGGTACGGAGAGTTGAGTTAGAAACGTTCCTAACATTCGTTTTACGCTCTCTAATCCAAAAGCATCCAGTATGAGACAGACATTTAGGTCCTTTTTTCAAGAACGTGTCAATCGATACTGGATGGCGGTTAATATTATTATACCACACTTCCAGAAAAAAATCCAGTTTCGTTTTAGCGAGAACATCTGTTCTTATTCATTAAATTATATCATGTTTTCTAACCATATAATGGGATAGAATTGTTTCCGCTTAAATCTTTCCTGGCAAGCTGGTTTCTTCTGATTTTTCTATAAATTATAAGTTTTTTTGTGTAAATATTATGATTTTCGCTTTTCCAAATCGTAATAATAATAGATAGAAATAAAGGGGCTGGATGCTTGTCAGTGAGGGATTTATATCGCTCATGGACAACCTGTTTTACCTCTGTTTTTGCAATTGCGATAGTTTTACCCCTCCCAAAGATAATACTACGCTCCGGGCAGAAGGAAACATATTGAATCAAGAGCACATGCACGAATATCAGTATAAACACAATTATGATTTTTTTATGTTTCTCCATGAATCCATCCCCTTTACACTATCATCTTAATGTATTACAATAACATTGTATCAAAAAATATACAATTACACAGGAAATGGCGAAATTAGCACCTCTGGTGGCGAATTTTACATGAAAAGGGATGATTTGAATGCGAATTGCAATATGTGATGATAACGAAATCCAGATTGGTATATTTATGCATCGGATTAATAATTTTCTCAAACGAAATGGTGATATAAAAGCATTGATTACTCCGTATGATAAAGGACAGCCACTTATTGATGATGTGGCAGATGGCGAATGGTATGATATTGTAGTTTTGGATATCGTTTTGAGAGAAGAAAATGGAATTGAAGTTGCAAAGGAATTGAGATTAAATGGCTATGATGGAAATATTATTTTCTGGACAGCCCACAAGGAATATGTGTTTGATGCTCTGGATATCCTTCCTGTTCACTATATCATAAAAGGCTCGGAAGATGGAAGAATGTATGGTGTAGTCAACAGGGAACTGGAAAATATCCATGATAAAACGCTGACTGTAAAGAACAAGGATTATTTCCACAGGGTTGATTTCTGCCATATTGAATATATTGAAAGTCGCAATAAATACATCACTATCCATTGTACCTGTGGTATCACTCATATGCAGAGAGGGAAACTTTCGGACGTTGAAAAGCAACTGGACAGACGGTTTTTACGCTGCCACCAAAGTTACATTGTCAACATGGATGAAGTCTGGGAACTTCGTGCTGATTTCAGAATGGTATCTGGAGATGTGGTTCCGATTAGGAGAAAAGACCTTTCGGCGATCAGAAAACTTTATGAAGGCTATATTGCATTTAAGTAGCTCCCGGGAAAACCCCGGGAGTGTTTTTGTTATTTAAGAAGTTTGTTTACTGCATTCTGCACTTCTGTGTAATTGTAGCCAGCTGATTCCAGACGGTCTCGTCTATCCTGTCCGTTTCCCCACTCGCCGTTAATTACCTCTTTTGCTACCTTGGCTACACTTTTCTTTGCAGTCACGGAATACACAGCTTTTCCATTCCAGTCAAAAACAGAGTAACCGGCTTTGCAAGCCTTTTTCGCATTTTTCAGTGACTTGTACGCCCCGATCTGGCTCTTGGAATCCTTCCAGGTCTTGCGAACACGGTAATACTTGTCAACCTTTACTGTCGGCTTTGTGGTTGGCGCTGTCACGGTTTCACTGGAAATGAGCTTCTTGAATCTATCCCAGTCACCATTTTTACGGATAACGGATGGACAATTCTTAGCGCACACATCGTAATGCTGCACTACTCGGAATGCCGGGATATTGTACTTTTTCATCAATTGCTTGCATACATCAACGGTATTCTGGTATGCTTTTTCGTAGTTATATCCGGCATTCATACACATTTCAATTCCGATGGAATTATGATTATTTACAGTTCCAAAAAGTTTACCGCCGTAATCTACCCCAACATGCCATGCTCCACGATTGTACGGCAAGGCTTGGTATGCTGACTTATCGTCAACGAATACATGGGCTGAATAGCCATGAAAATTGCCATTATGCTGTGCGGTGGCGTGTGCTTTGGCATCTGCTGTTTTGGCTGTATTATCTGTATTATGAATGACAATATACAGAGGCGTTTGTCCTGCGTAGCTGTTGTTGTTGCTGATTAATGAGGTATTGATATTCATGTATGTTCTCCTTTCTTGTTGAGGTTAAAAAGTGCATAATAAAAAGCACCCCAAATGGGATGCTCTTTAGCATATCCGTCTATTGTTCCATCAGTGCAATTAATGCGCTAAATGGCAAAACGTCAAAATTTGCAGCTGACGATTGCGATAAAGCTTGGGAACAATTTACCCAAAATACATCAGGAAAAAATGGAGTACTTTTGGGATATGGTACAATAAAAGGACAAACTGTAACAATTATAGCAAACAAATACGATAGAGGATCTTCAAATTATGTTGGGCATATGTTAACACAGGATCACATATATGTTAACAATCATTATAATTCAGAGAATCACGAAAAAATATTGGTTTAAGCTGTAAACGATGAAATAATTATCGCATTTGAAAAAAATCATGATATTATTTTGAAAAATGTATCACTACAATTGTCGTTTGCAAAACGAATCATTTCGATTTGTGAACGGATAAGCTTTTGCTACATAATCTTTAAACGACTTTGCGTTCTGGATGCCTTACTATTTAAGAAAGTTGTATTTTTTTCCAATTATTCCAAGTAATATCTTTGACTTTCATCCATATTTTTTCGCTATAAGAAAAAAGCACAACAATTCCGTATGCGCTGCCAGCTTTGCTTTGATACGCAAGTAGAAATCCACCTTGTCCATCCGGAGATCCTTTCTCGATACTTACTGTACTTTGTATCGTGAATAATCTAATTTCTCCATTGTGGCATTTTTCAAGCACATCTTCAGCAAGATCAGAGGCAGAATCTATATTTTCTGAATGGCTTTCCTTCTTGCCATTTAAATAGTTAAGTGCCCCGATAACTGTCTTGTTTTCTGTTTCCAGTTTACCTATAACAGCCGTTGCCATTTTATCAACGACATAATCCCAAAACTTGCTCATTAGTCCACGTTTATTCGCTCTCGCAGTTGCGTCATACAGCATTACTTCGTCATTATCCGCTAACGTATCTTTTGATGTGTATTCAGTCCATTTCGGCATATTGTTGCCCTCCTTTAATTATTGGTTTTGATGTTCGATCTACTAAAAAAGAGGATGATTTCTCACCCTCTTTATACCGATTTGCCTAACAATTGTTTGATTTCTGCAAGTTCTTCTTTAATGCTTTTTAATTCAGATTTCAATTTTTCATTCTCGCATTTGAGTTCCTTGATTTTCTCGTGATTGAATTTTATCATAGCGAACATGGATGGAATCATAATTCTGTAATTCCAATCCTCGGGCTTTCCATCTGGTAAATGATTTACTGCAATTGGAAAACGCCTTTCCATGTCCTCTGCAAGGAACATAGGCATTAACTTGTCATATCTGCTGTCGTTTTTATCGAGATATCCTTCTTTATACTTCGCCCAAACGACCTTTGTCCTATAAAGTTCTTCCAGTTCTTCTTCCTTGACAGTTGTTCGAATTGACTTATACCGCCAGGAAGATGATGGAACCTTAATAACCATGCCTTGACTGTTAACTCCTAAGTGTGTTCCATCTGTAATTGATCCAAGGTTTTCTATACAAAAGAAATTACTTTCATCTCCAAATTCACTAGATTTAGGACTGTTTTTAATTTTTACACCGCCATCAATAACAAATCCGTTTCCATTTGCTTTTAGATCAACGCCATTTATGGTTACCATGTTGTTTTTCGCATCAAGTACAATGGCACCGTTTGCAGAGGTTAATTTTCCATTTGTTTTATCAATCTGCCAGTTTCCAATTTCCCCAGTTAGTGACTTTACGCTTCCAGAAAATTCACCTTGGTTAAAATGAACGCCTGTATTGTCAATATATCCAACCTGTGTGCCACTTGCATTCAGAATGGAAAGTAACCCATTTCCGTTATTTGAACCGCCAAGTTTCAATGTACCTCCATGTGCATAGGTGAATGAAAAATACAATTCTCCATTTTCCATGTACATGCCCTTTATTGCACCGTTGTTTGTAAGCATATTGAACACTTGTTCATTTGTGTAAGCATATTCAAGCTTTGGCATGTAAATATAGGTATCAAATTTTACGCTAGACCCAACTGATGATGTCAAGATTCTCAAACTGTTTAAACTATCATTTGGTAAGCTAGATAAAGTTGTTGTTACTTGCAGTCTTTTCCATTCAGTTGTAGTTTTAGCATTTAATATTGTTTTACTTCCAAGATACACATATACTTGTGTTGCAACACTAGTTTTTATCCAAAACGAAAAAGTATAATTTCCAGTAACTTTTATTGGCTTATAATTTTTCGTTCCAAATTGTGCTCCAGTTCCGTTTATTTTGATTGCATTTTTACCGCCATCTACATCCTGAACTCCATACTCATATGTATATGCACTCTGTGTAGACCAATAATCTTTAACATTTTGTTCTGTTAGATAATAGCCTTTAATAATATTGTCCGATGTAATATCTTGGACTTGTTTTACGACTTCTTCCTGTGCTATATCAGTAACGCTTTTATCTCCTAATGTAAACTGTGAAGCTGCTATTGTTACTGCACCAGTGGTTTTGTCAATGGAAAAAGTGGTTTTTCCATTTCCATCAACAACCCTAATTCCTTTGGCTTGCACGTATTCACCATTTACATAGACATTTCCATTTTCATCCAAGTAAATCCCCTGTGCCTTGCCGCCATTGGTAAGTTTGTTGAAAATATCGGCTTGTGTCTGTCCAGAAACTGCGGTGCTGGCAGAAGAATCTGCAATTTCCTTTACTGTTTTGCCTTGTAAGGAAAAAGTTTTTGGAGCTAGGATGACGTTTCCTTTGCTGTCGATTTCTAAGGTTACGTTCTTGTCATCATTAATGACTTTTAGCCCACGACCATTAATTCTCTCACCGGCAAGCAATCCAGCCAGAATATATTTTGCATTGATATATACTTTTCCGTCCTCGATGTAGATTCCCTGTTCTGTCCCGCCTTTTGTGAGTTTATTGAACACTTCATCCTGTCCAAGACTGGTATCGTAATTATCAATTGCATTTTTGATATCGTCTTTGTCTGCGTACTTGAAGTCAATCCAATCGGATGCAGTAAAGTCACCATTAATACGATTTACAAAAGAAGTTTTGAGAGAAGCCTTTCCTTCACTATTGGTCGTTACCCACAAGTCACCTTCGTAATATGGTGGTGTTGGCTGAATCATGTAAACAGATGATTTACCGTCTATCTTGTCCAACAATTCATTTGGTATGGACTGTGGTTGCCAGATGCCAGATTTGTATATCCACTGGGTGTTATCCGTGGTATTATGCCAAAGATCGCCTTCATGCTCTGCCTTCTCAGATTCCCATACCAAAACAATTTCATTCCCGGATTCATCCAGAATCTTGTTTCCGTCAATATCACACCATGGATATTCCTCTGTTTTTGTCCATTTTACAGATGGATCGTTTGGCTGATACCAAGTCTCAATCTTTCCATCAATCTGTGTTTTTAAAGAATTAAGAGAATCTTTAAAAACACCATTGATAAATAAATCTAACGAACTATCATCTGTGTATTTTGAAGCTTTTTCCCAATCGGAAGAATCATAAGAACCGCTTGCTCTGGCAACTTTACATCTCATCAAATCACCATTAGAGCCTTGTGTCCATAAGTCCCCAATATCGTAAGGCGGTTCTGGCTGAACTACGAATACTCTACGCTTATGATCTGCTGTGTCCTGTGCTTTTTCTGCGGCGGCAAGTGCTAACGTTATATCGGTATCTTGTACCAATTGCCATTTCCAAGTTGCCCCATCTTGCATAAAACGGTACGCATATCCCTTGGATTTCCAGTAAAATAAGTCACCCTCATGTTTCTTTCGTTCTTCGTTTGTAGTCCATCCAGAAGCTGGGATATTCTGTAAGGTTGGTTCATAGTCATAAAAAAAAGTCTCAATCTGTCCATCGATTTGAGACTGTAAATTATTAATATCAGTTGTGTATGTATTGCTTATAAAATTATTTACTTCTGTTTCTGCTTTTTCCTTTGCAATTGCATTAACATCTTTTCCCTTGATTTGTACTGAGTCTGCATTAATAACAACCCTTCCTGTTGTTACATCAACCAGGAAAGTTGTATTTCCGTCTTTGTCAATTGCCTTAATAGTTCCTGTGTTAATCCAGTCAGCATTAACACCTGTAGCAGTAAGGATTCTGGCAATCACATCACCATCTACTGTCATGCCACCATTCCAATGTTGTCCACCATCTGTAGATACAGCCCACGCTTCCGCAGTCATTTTCCATATAATGTCAGAATCGGATAACTGCGGCTTATTATGAAGATAATAGATGTTGCTTCTGTCCGGCTGTGTTTCTACTGTCGTGTATGTTCCAGAAGATTCAGCAAGGCGCTGTGATAATTCTTCCAGTGCTTTTTCCCTGGCGGTACGTTCATCTCTTAAATTCTTATTATTTTCTGCCTGTATTTGTTGATTAAGACTATATTGTTTCTGCTTATTCCTGGATGCACTCTTAGCACTGCATTCAAGTTGCTCAAATGCGCCTGGATTCAAAGTAACAGAAGTTAGGAAGCTCTTGTACTGTTTTCCGTTTCTATCGGAAATCGCAATGGTGTCACCAGCTTCCCATGCAATATTTGTTAAAGCACCAGTAGAAAACGGTCTGAATTTCATTCCAACACATCTGTCTGAAATAATCTTGCAGATTGCTTCTCCTGTTCCCTCTTGAATTAGCTTATTATCACTTATTTCGATAACGTAGCCAGATTTCCCCGACTGATATGTTTTCGCTTCATTTTGAGAAGAATTTTCAACGTATTCTGTAACCTTTACACCTGTTATTTCAAGATCATACAGCCATGGAGTAAATCCGTTTGTTTGAATTGCTGTAATCCCAGTCTGCATGATAGTAATGATTTGTTCACCAGTGGTATCTAATATGTCGTTACCTTCTACATCTTTCCATGGAGTTTCCACCAAATCATAAAAATTATCCGGGACTTCACGTTCATACCATCCAAAGCATAAGCGACCATATTCGTCACATTTCGCCCACTGGCAGCCCATCTGTGCTACCCATGCAATTACCTGTCGGAAAGTAATGCTACTATCGTCTGGTCGATTCTGAATCACAAAATCATCATTATCAAACCTTGTAGATTGAAGTGTTACTCCGCACACATTGCAAGCATCCTGGATGATTTGTAATCTTGTTGCCGGATAAGTCAGTTTACTTTCTGAATAATCGCGATCAAATAATCGCATGGAATCTTCGCAAGTTAGACTGATAATTGCTGTGTTCTGATATGGTGCATCTGTTACTGTCATGGTGCAGATACGGATTCTTTCAATACCAGTAGATAATTCAAGCCCAATATGACAAACAACTCTTGCTCCGTCCCAAATGTAATCTGTGTACTTTCCAGAAAAGTTGTTAATCTGCAAAGTCAGTTTATTTACGATAGCTGCACCAATATCAAAAGAGCCATTTTGCGATACTGCATCCTCAAATTTGAAGCCATTAGACCACAAGTCCTTGTCGGTAATGGATAATGTGCTTCCGTCCGTAAAGGTAAAATCTGCATATTTCAGATAGTTACGATTCCCACTATTCTGTTGTTCTTTAAATTCCGTTGATAAATTTCGCATATCTTACCTCTCGATAAAATCAAAACTAAGTCCTTCCATGCGCTCATTGCCAACCCACCAGCACTTAAAAGGGGATTCCCTGTCACCAACATAAAATGTTCTGGTTTCGTGCTTGTTTGCAGATAACAAGTCTGGATATGTGACCTGTATGTACTCTGGGTTTACCGCCTGTATAATTTTGCAAGCAGTGTCCCAATCTGGGCCATTCCAACCTACAGACAGTTTCCGTTTCTGTCCAACTCTGTTTTTATGCATGGTCGTATCGTCTGTTCTGCCGGATTCTGCCGCTGATATATCCTGTAATCCCCATGTAAAAGAAGAAGGACAGGGCAATGCTACCCCATCCACTTTAAGAAATACTTCTGCCATATGCTAACCCTCAGAAAGGGGGATATATCCCCCTTAATTTATTTAAAGTTTCATACTATAAAGAGAAAAATTCAAAAATTTGTCCTCATTTTTGGCAACAAAAAAGCGCCTACCCCGAAAAGTAAACGCTTTAAAAATTGCTTATTATGATTTTATATCATAGCATAGGTGGTTGGTATCATTCAGTATATTATGGTATCATTTCAATAATCTTTTCACATATGCATAAACAACTTTCAGCCAGTGGCTATTATCGCAATTCTGTACGAGATTAATAATCTCTGTCTTATAGTAATTCATTCCACAATTCCTCCTAACATTCTAATCAATTTCTGTTTGCGGTTATACTTCAAAATCTCGGAAATCTGCCCCATCATATCATCCATCGTCATGTTGCTCTTCATGCTGTTGCAGCGCTTACACGCCAGTTGCAGATTCTTAATATCATTGGTGCCGCCCCGGGACAACGGCGTAATGTGGTCGATTGTCATTTTCTTGAATTTGACAGGTTTACCGCATATCGCACATTTTCCGTTGCACTTGGCGTACACACTCTTTTTCTGAAAGTCATTGAACTGGATTCTGTTTGCCATACGATCACGCTTTCCCGATTAACTGTTTGGTAAAGAGATACATTCCCTTTAATTTTGACAGGTCTTTCAAATTGATAAGATTTTCAATGATTCTCTGGCGGTACATATACTCATCCAGAAGCACTAAGCACTCGTTGTTATCTGCGTTCAGTTCGTCGATTGTTTTCTGTAATTCAGCTTTTGTCATTTTATTTTCCTCCTGTGTATCCCTGTAAAAATCTGATTATGCGATTTCTACTCTGTATGCAATCATCATTTCTTTAATCACGCTAACGTAAATCTCTTTCAGCCGCTTATTCTGCATAATCACGGACAGTTTGTTGATCTGGTTAGTCTGTTCCTTGGTGCATCCTCTTTCCTCGGCTCTGGAAATCGCATTTCTAAGTTGCTGATCCAATCGGCAACCAGCTCTGTCCGATAATCTGCGGTAGCTTTCGTTTCTGGCGGCGGCGTATTTATTTCCGAATGAGTAAGAGAAATCGTCACTCTCGGCAATCTTTGAAATACATCTGTTTACCCACTTCTCTGTGCCAACATCAGAATCCGTTCCTTTAAAGGTATCAATGATGGTTTTCATGTTCTTCTCTTGTTGGTCGGCACGTTCCGCAAGTTTCTTCTGTTCCAGTTCAGTCTTGGCTACCTGTTGAAAAATCTGATTAAACATTTGCAGTTCCGGGGACAATTGATTAATGTTGATTGCTGTCTGCTTGTATTTCTCTTCCACTTGGATGAAATACTTGCGAACCTGTTTTCCTTTGTCGTTGCGTTCAAGCATTGCCATTTCTTTGGCAGTGTCAAGTTTGATGAGGTATTCAATCGTGTGTTTACTGCCTGTTACCTGCTCCTCAATTTTGGGGAGCAGGTCAAAATCTTCTTTTTCCTCGGCATCACACTCTGATAATCTTCTCTTTACCCATGTGGAAAAATCGGTCTTGACTGCTAAACTTTTATGCAAGTCTTTTCCGTACACAACTTTAATTCCTTTTTCGGTTTCATACACAGGAACTAATTCATTTTCAATAATCTTCAAATCTGCCATAAAAAATCTCCTTTCGGTGTTTACAATTACACCGAAGGGAGATATAATAACAATATCAACCACTTCGGTGTGTTGAGTGCTTAAAGGGTTCCGACTTTTCCAGGGTGCGGGAATCCTTTTTTATTTGTTTGCTTTTAACATATTCTTGATTTCGATAATTTCCTGTAAGATTTTATCCTCTTTGTCTGCACGAATATCTCCATCAATTAATCTGCGAATATAATCGTTTTTACTCACCCCCATTTCTTTTGCTTTCTCACCGACAAAATCAAGCTGTTCTTCTGTCAGTCTTAACGTAAATGTTTTAATACTCATTAGTAGCATTTCTCCTTTCTTGAAGTCATATTGACTTCTTATTTATAATATACCATGAAGTCATTTAGAAGTCAATAACATTTTCTATTTTTTTAGAAAACATATCAATCAAGGTTCTCGTCATTATGGCGAACACCTTTTCGCTAAAATTTTAGCAGAATTGGCTTCCACAAAATAATGGAGCCGAAATTTCGGAGGCTTATTCACTGTCGAATTTTCGACAGTGTGCGTCTCGTCTTTTAGGAAGAGTCGCAGTTAGACGAAGTAAAATTGACTTTGGTGATTGAAGCATCCACTTTTCCGCATGAATGCGGAGTCACTAGCCATTGTGTCGAACCTAGGACAAATTGTCCGAAGTGCTAACCGTCATCAAATTGATGATAGTTCAAAATATCAATCATAGAAATAGGGTGCATCAAATTAGAAGCACCCATTTTAAAATAAAAGGTGTCGAAATTTCTACGCCTTTTCGCCATGTATGGCTAAAACCCATATAAGCTGCTCAAATTTGTGCACCTTGTATGAATAAACAGTTTGCCATAGTAACGAAAGGTCAATTTGTCCGTTCGCTTCTCATTGCGAAAAACAGCTCCATAAATTTGTGGAACAGCTATTAACCGTCTTGAAATTCACGACAGTTTTTTACTGACGATTCGTCATTTTGATGAATCGTTATTTTTTTTCAAATTTCCTATTCCACTATCCGTTTTGGAGTGGTAAAATACAAATATCATACTGATTTAGGGAGGAAAACGCATATGAAAAAATCCAAAAAGTTACTGGCAATTTTTACCATTATGTTACTGATTGTCTGTATGGCAGTTCCAGTATCGGCGGCCGGTAAAATTAACAAGAAAAAAGTCACTTTGAAAGTCGGTCAAACATTGCAATTAAAAGTGACTGGAACAAAAGGAAAAGTAAAATGGACAAGTAGCAAAAAATCTGTTGCTACGGTATCTTCTAAAGGACGTGTAAAAGCGAAAAAGAAAGGTTCCGCTACAATTACCGCAAAGATTGGTAAAAAGAAATATACCTGTAAAGTTACTGTGAAAAATGCTTCTAATGGCAATGGCGGTTTTGGTGGAAATCCAAATGCTAACAGCAGTGGTAAAAAGAATGTTGTTAGTTATCATGCAGAATCTACGCCGTATGGAGCTGTGGCAATTCTGGAAAACCATTATGACCATGCAGTTGATCTGACCGTTGAATTTATCTATTATCTGAATGGAACAATGGTCGGAGTTGATAAGGATTATAATTTCGCGTTTGCAGCACATTCAAAATGTGCACTTCAAGGCTGGAATTCTGATAAAACGTGGGATTCTTTTAAAATCAATTTGAATATTAAGAAAGCATCTTCAAGTGTTATAACAAATAACTCGGGAATTCATTATTCAGCCAATTTTGGAAATAGAAATGTAGTGGTAAAAGTAGATAACAATGGACGGAAAAATGCGTTTACCACTATTGCAATTGTATTTTATAAAAATGGTAGGATAGTGGGGTATGATGATCGTAATGCTGATGTAAAAAATCCAGGATCGACAGCTTATCTCGAATTTGATTTTCCATTTGATAGGAATTTCGAGGATATCATACCAGATAAATTTGAAGTATATGTAAATGATTCGTATACATATAGCTGGATGAATTAATATAAAAGGCTAGGGAGAAATCCCTAGCCGATTTTTTCTACTTATCGTATGTTCTATGTTCAAACATTACTTTTGTTCCAAATATATCTATATCATTTGCGCCTGTATATAACTCTTCGTATGTTCCATTCTGGTTATCTTCTGTTTCGTAAGTAAACTGAGTTATAAATTTATATGATACGTTATTCAATTCGTATTCTCCGCTGACTTCTGCTAAGCCATTGCAAGCTTTGAATGTGCATTTACTCTCATTTTCAGTTCCGATATTCAATGAAATGGATTTATCCAACTCGCTTTGTAATATTTCTTGCGTTATCCTCATAAGGAAAGTACGTTCTTCATCAGAAAGTTCGTTTTCGGTTTTTATTATCCAAGGAAATCTCATTGATAAAGGATGATCGCTTGAGCTATTTATTTTCGTTCCACTTTTTGTATCATAGACATTAGTTGACAATAAAAAACCAACATTTGAACTAATACCTATGCTACAAATAGTGGTATAGTCAAACCATTCCTGTGAAGACATATTCGCAAAAATTTCATCCATTTCCATAAAACTGACATTTACTTTAAATAAATCAGTTCTGACGATAAGTGTTTTATATTCCGTCCCTTCCGAATCTTTTCCACTGTATTCTTCTGTATAAAATGCATTATCATCATTTTCATACTGTTGCAAAAATGTATTTACATCATCAATACTTGCTTTTACTGCGATAGGTGAAAAACATTCACATATTATTAATGTTGACGCAACAATAACTCTTTTCACTTTCTTCATACACTCATACCCCCAATAATTGATACCCATATTGTACCACCTTGGGACGTATTCTGAAAGCCCTATTTCGCTTTTCTATCAATTTCCGCAGTTACGGCAAACAAAAGAGCTTCGGCAAATTTCACACCAACCGAATCGGCGTATTTATCGTGAATCCGGTTTGCTTCCATGGTGAGGTTTTCCCACTTTGAAATATCGTCCTTTGAGATAAAGGCATACTTCTTGTGGAGATTCCATATTTCCTGCCAGATGGAAAAATAAGTCTGCTTGAAATCCATCAATACCACTTCTCCTTTAGCTGATTAATCGGTGTTCCGGCAACTCCGGCACTTTCTCCGCTGTCTGTTGCCTTGAAGTATGCGCCTTGAATTTGAGGGTACATAAACTCAAACATCAAATAATTAGCTGCATCGCAAAGATATTCTGTGTTCCCAGTCTCACGATACTTTTTGATGCACATATCGTGGGATTCCAAGGCGTTTACCAACTTCTCCCCGAAGTTATCCTTTGCTGTGCCATATTTGTAAAAGCTTACCTCAACCCTATTCTGTCGTAATTCATCGAAACGGTCTGAATATTCTGTTGGAAGTTCTGTTCCTATTTGGCTCATATGCTTTAATTCTCCACAATTAGTTGATTTCTTTGTTCAAATTTCAATTTTATTGGCTTGCGCCTATATTTTATCTGGTGAGATGTTTTTGAAACTGATTTGGTTATTTTATCATGTCAATTAATTGCCCTCATATGTCTCATAATCAATCGTTCCCAGATCACCATACACATCTGGATAATAAATTCCAACCCAGAAGTTATCTTCCATTACTTTGTAGTAAGTTACATTTACATTCCATCTCTGTACCTCGTCAACAATTTCTTTGTTTAGAAGTCCGAATTGATCTCGGCAAGCTTCACTTTCCAGTTTGTAAGTCAATGCTTTGTATTTCTCTGCATTTGCCTGTCTGGTGGCGGTAACCGTAGTCTGGCTTATTGCTAAAAGCAATCCAGCGATCAAAAGATATACCGCACCGATAAAAGCCACTGCTACGCCCAAAACAAGCACGGTTGCGCTCACATTCGAATACTCATATTCGTAGCTTAAAGATTCTCCTATTCTATTTGCAATCAGAATAACAACGCCGACTGCAAAAATGATTATTGATAGCCAAAATATCATAGTGTGTCCTCCCTGTCCTCAATTTTCATTAACAAATTTTTCCGTATGTAGCCAGACATGAAATGCGAATAATGGTGATCCGTGTACTCACTAAATGAAGTGCCAAAGTATTCATCAATCACTTTCATATATGTTTCAATCTCAACATTCTGGAAGTAATCTGGATTTGGCCCGAATCCAAACTTGTCCAGGATATTATCCAAAGCGTCTTGATTGATTTTTGTGTGTGGTTTTCTGGTTCGTTCTTCGTACCTCTTGAAGAAATACTTCGATACTACCAGGAAGCGGTTGGTTGTATATGGGCTTGTCGTATATCCCAATTCTTCAAGCCGTACTGAAACCTGGTTCTTGAATGCAGACCAGTTAAAAGATTTACGGTCTATTGGAATATACTGGATGTTATCCTCAGTCAACATATTTTTGATATGTTGAGAATTGAACCACTCGTTAGAGTGGTATGCATTTTTCTTTTCTTCTTTTAACTCCGTAGGAGATGTAGTATCTGGTATAGTAGTTTCTGAATGATAATCTTTGAAAGTATTCTCTGGTAATGCTTCCCCCGAACTGTCTTTGTGCATTTCGTCATTTTGTCTATGCCTTTCGTCATTCTGTCCAGATGCACATTGGCTATTTGTCTTTGGGTTCTCCTTTACTATACCATTTAATATATTTTCAAGAACATCTTCATTGATGGAATACCATTTTGTACGGTCTCTTTGGTCTTTATTATAATTTCCAGTGATAACAATTCCGGAAGAAATTAAACTTTTAAAAGCTCTTTCTATAGTTTTTGTAGACCACCATGGGAAATTATTCTTTTGCCATTCTTCCATCGTGTTAAAAGTCCAATATCTTCCATCATAATAATTTCTTTGCAATTTTTCATTTATTTCAAGCCAGTAATAAATTTGGCGTAAAACAATGGCTTCATTTAGCCCTAATTTTACTGCTAAATCTGGTTTGATGATAACGCTTTCTTTGCTGGATAAAAAAAGATCTGATAATTTACCTTTCATATTAGATAACCTCCTTGTTGGTCGTAGGCACTCTCCGTATTGTGCCAGAATCCTTGATTTATAAAAACAGTGGACAGGCGTATCAAGGTTTACGCTTTTCGGCGGCCAACCTAGCCCACTGGTTTTACCGAATTAATTAATCAAACATTTTGAATGTTTCTTTGCAAAATTCCTCATAGTCGGTATTCCCGACCAGTGGCATTTTATTTCTCAGCTTTTCCATGGCTTTAAAAAATTTGCCTTGATCTTTGTTCCAGATTTTACAGGAAACAAGAAGATACTTCTCTTCTGTGTGTCCATATTCTTTTCCGAAATTCACTCTGATTTTCTCATTCTTAAAAAGTTGGTCTGCCAGATACTCTTCTGTATCTGCAAAAATGTATTCACTGCGGAATAAATGCTTTTGGATTAAGATGTAATTTTTATATGACATGATATTCCTCCCTGTGAAAAATGTTCCATTTTAAATCGAACCTTTCCGGACCTCATTTTAAATGCGGGCTGTCTAAAAATTCAAAATTATGCCGCAATTTTATTAATTCCTTTATTCAGAATAAATTCTTTTATTTCGTTATATCCCCAGCCATATCCGACTAATGCGCTCACAAGCATTTCTGCATTCTGGATTTTCACCAAATCTTCTTCTGAAAAATAATCTCTCATACTTTCTTTTTTTGTGATTCCGAATTCCTCTCTTAGTTGCTTGGCGTTTTTACCAAATATGGACTTGTAAATAACGTCCGTATATGTAGAATAGGCATGTCCGTGCATTCTTTCATTTTCAGAAGATTGCTGGATTGCCTTTGTCAATGCCTGTCTTACTGCTATTCCTTTAGCTCGTTCAAGTTCTGCTGCACGCTGCTTTTTAAAAGCAATTTTTAAGGATTGTTCGCAACCAATAAAATAGTTTCTTGCTTGTTCTCCTCTTTCAGATTTTGATAGCATTGAAAGTTTTTTGGCGAAATGGGCAGTTATCTTATAATCAACAGTTTTATTACCCTCGACATAAATGTCGAACCCCCAATAGTCTTCATTTTCTACCGCAAATGAATTGTCGATAATATTTGTTTTCGCCCATCTTGAAAATTGTCCCTGTGCAAGTCCTAAAAATGAATATAGTTTTCTTGCAGTAGTCATGCCTTCTTCGTCAATCCCAAGTGCAATCTCAATAGGTGTCTGTTCACTTGTTATCAAAACTTCATTTTCCATTCTCCATTCCTCCTTATATTGATGGATAAAATAAAAAGAGCCGCCAAGTAAGATAAAAATTCCTCACGATTGAGAAATATTAGTTTCTTCTTAGCGGCTCAAAAATTCAAGACCGTGTGTACTTCTTCATTGAGAAAATTATACCACACAATCAGTCAAAAATCAATATGCCGGGGATGGATTGAAACGGCTATCCGTATCATTCTGGGCTTTTGACACTGCCTTTGCAATCTCGCTTCCGTCCAGGATAATGCTGTTCATGATGTACTGCGGATTCTTGTTTCCGCTGTTCATACTCATTGCCATTGCAACGCCCTGCGCTACTGCTTTTGTCATTTCTTCTTTTGTAAGTCCCATGCTTCCGTCCGAACTAGAAACAATGCTGTCTGCGATCTTCTTCATGGTTCGTGGATTTTCCAGAGGAAGAACGGCTTCGGAACCGGCTTCACCGATGCCGATTACCTGTGCACCATTGAAAAGACCACCTTTCGCGTACCAATCAACACTAGAGTTCCATCTCCATTTGTGGGTATTACCCTCTTGCCAGTTAGTATAATTCATTTGCAAATGTGGCGTTTTTATATGAACAGATTCTATTCCACGTTTAAAATCATTCATCGCATTTAGCCCAACAGAATAGAGTCCCGAAAAATTTCCATTAATAGTTTTTCTGATTGAAGAAAAAACTCTTGCAACAGACGACATATTATTTTCGGCATAAGTAAGCATTTTGCCAGTTTCCGTGTCAACTTTTCCAGAAGCCTTTTCCCAAATCTGGTTTGTATTGATAAGGACAGAAGACCAATAACTTTGGATGGTTGTCATAACCTTACCCATTACATCTTTGGTATCAGTGTCCATGGTTCCGAGAGCTGTCGATACAGCGTTTGCGGAATTTCCCCAGTTTGTTTTAGAGTTGGTTTCAACATCATCATTCGTGTTCTTTATCTTCGACCAAATAGAAGGCATTGTGCTTTCTGTGCTTTTTTTCATTCCAGCCATTGCCGTGCTTACGGCGGCATTGGCGAGACCAAAGCCAGTTTTTGTCTTGGACGATACGGAGCTAGAAGCATTTGCAACAGCGGTAGTAATACCTCCCACTGCTGTTTTCACAGATGTATTCATTCCATTGAAAGAATTCTTTGCACTTGTTTCCATTGTGACAACTGCATCTGGAAAATCTTTTCTGAGTTTTTCATCTAATTCATCTAACGGAACGCCAGCATTTTTTAATGACGTATAAACTGCATCTAATGCTTCTTCTGTATTAGCATATGTTCTTCCAGATATTGCACTATCAAGAGCATCTTTAGCAGTTAAGTAGTCTCCACTAAATTGCTCGGAACTAAGGCTTAAAAGATAAAGTTCGTCTTTCAAATCAGATATGCTAATTTTTGTTGTGTCAAATTTTCCTGCTGATTCAGATACACCATCTCCAAGGGCTACAGCTTTATCAGTCATATCTTCCAAAAATCCAGTTGATACGCCTGCCTGTGCGCCGTATTTTTCTAGAATTTTTCTTGCATCTTCGGTTGATACGCCGAATTCTCCAAGTTTCTGAATGAAACTATCGTACATTTCAGAATTTGATTTTCCGGCACTTTCATCTGCTTCAATTAACTTCCAAAGCTCTTCTGCTTGGTCTTGCGTTATCTTATGAGCACTTTCCATCTCACCTGTATAATCATGGAGATAACCACCTGTTTGTGATAGAATTCCATTTCCACCTTGCGCAGCTTCTGTAATACTTGCAATTCCTTTAGCAAGTTTAACAGATAATGCCGTTGCAACAAATACAATCCCAGCGGTTCCAAATATAGTACCAAGCGTTGAAGAAAACGTTTTAAGTCCGCCTGTTGAAGCTGTTTCCGCTGCATCTCCAACTCCCTTTATTGCTTCACTTGCCGCACTTGTACCATTTCCTATCACATCCGCAAGTTTATCTGCAATTAGTTCTGCATTTTTCTTTTCAGCTATTTTCCCTGCAATATGTCCCACAAGTGAACCAACAAGAGTTCCAATACCTGTGATATTTGCTATTTTTACTGCAATAAATGCTTTTGTAAGCCATTCTGCAATATGTCCGGCTATCGGGTGCTTTTCCTCTAATCCATCGAATAATCCGTTTAATGCACTGGTAAGACCAGTTAATAACAGATCAGCTGCGGTACTAAGGATTTCACCCCATGGTAATTCACCAAGGAATGTTCCAACTCCTTGTCCAAACTCATAGAATGTGTCTGTCGTGAGAGAATCTTTTAATGCAGTACACAAGTGAGATATAAAATCTCCAAGAGCCTGTCCGTTCTCTTCCCAATTTGTATCTTTGATGAACTTAGCGATTCCATCTCTGATTTTCGTTGCAAGGTCATCCCAATTAAATGTTTCGGTAAATGACTTTAAGCTTTCAAATGCTCCATTCAGTAATCCAGAAAGTGCATCTGCAATTGTGTTCATGTCTATCTTTTTGATTGCACCATTTAAGGCTTTTCCAATAGCAGTGCCAAGCTTACCCCATCCAGTAATTCCAGCACCATCTTTTTTAGACATATCCTTTACAAAGCCAGAAAGCATTTTCCAAGATGCCATAAAACTATTTCCGATTAAGTTTCCAAGACCTGTCCAGTCAATTTCCTTTATAGCGCCTTTTAAAAGTTGAGACAGTTTTGCCCCTATTCCAGAAAAATCTATTCCTCCCTCTCCGAGCAACAGGTTTAGGGTATTTACTGCCGTGTTGATTCCAGCCCCAAGCAATCTTCCCATTAAGTCAAAATCTATACCTATAACCATGGAATTGAATGCTGTTGTAAATGCATTTACAAATTCAGTTATTTTCGGACCAACATTATTCCAATTAATAACTTTGTATATTTTTTGCATTCCAACATTTATCATATCTGCAATAGTAGAGCCTAGTCCCTGCCAGTCTTTATTGATAAATGCCTTTCTAATTTTAGCAGCCCATTTATTAATTGGTGTTTCATCAACAGTCAAAACTTCATCCAGTGAATCTTGTATTCCAGCAAAACTATCTGCCAAATCTCCAAGACCAGAACCAAGACTTTTAGATGCAGTTCCAGAATTATCAGAATTATCGGCAAGCTGATTTAATTGGTCAAATGGCAATACAGAAAGTGCCTTTTTCAGTTTCTTTGCAGATGATGTAGCGTCATCAAGCCCGGAAGAAGCATCATCACCGGCTGTTTCTATACCACCTAAGTTAGATACAATATCGCTAACTCCACTCTGTGAGCCTTTCAGCTTCTTTCCCATCAATACATACATGAAGTTGCGGAACGCATTCGCAGCCTGCATAAGCTTTGACATAAGCGCATTGAGAGCTTGAATAGCAGGAAGAATGCCAGCAATCAAACCTTGCCCGATTACTGCGGAAAGTGACTGGAAATTCAGAGTGAGTAAACGAACCTGGTTCGCCCAGGTGCCGCTTGTCCTAGCGAAATCCCCTTGCACATCTCCTGTAACTGACATTAAATAGTTATATCGAAGAGCAACTTTTTCAGCTTGAGACATTGCATTATAAGATGTTGTAATTCCCCTTGAAAGAGCATAAGCCTCCATATTTGCAACGGATAAATTAATACCCAATTGTCTTAAAGGCTCAATTTCCCCGGAAATTCCAGCGCGTATTTTCTGAAAAGCAGTATCGGTATCAATGTTGTAAAATGATGCAATATCCCCGGCTAATCCAGCAAGAGAAATTGACATTTTAGAAGCTGCATCTTGCGCAACACCAGATGATTTCATCATTGCCATCATGGTCCCAGAATATTGCTTTGCTGCCAATTCGGATAATCCAAATTGTTCTTTGGCCGTAGAAGCAAATTTGTAGGCTTCATCTGCCATGCTTCCAAAGGAAACATCTACAACATTTTCGATTTCTGTAATAGCAGATCCAAAACCAATTGCACTTTTCCCTAAATTTGCCAGAGCACGAATAGCTTTAAAACCAATAGCAGTTTTGAGCAAATTTCCGAGATTTAAAGAAGCAGTTTTAATTCCAGAGCTACTATTCCCGAGACGTTGAAACCATCCAATAATACTTTTTACCCCGGTTCCAATTATAGAAGAAGTTTTACTAACAATATTACCAAGGATAGATGTTGCAGATGACAATTTAGAAAACGCACTGGATATAGAATTTGTAGCGGAATTTACCTTTCCGCCTGCATTAGCCAACTTTGCCAGTGCTTCCGTCATGCGGATGGTGTTCTCACTGATTTTAGGTGCAGTTTTCATTACATTGAAGAACGACAATACTTCATTCGCTAGTGTTCCAAGTTGGCTTGATGTTTGCCCGATTTTATTCCCAGCGCTTGCCAATTGTGCAATTGACTGAACAAACCTATTTACGGAATCTGAAATTCCATCAACACCAATAAAGCTTTCTGTGATAAATTTCAAGTTACTTCCCAATGCAGGTAATTCAGCCGATACATTTGCAATATATTCACCGGAATTGGCTAGTCTAGCCATTGAATTGACAAAACGATTAACACTGGTAGATACATCTGGTATTTCCGATAAACCTGATAATTTAGTGATTATTTCTCCGAGTTTTCCTGTGTCAAAACTACTTATATCAACCTGGCTGAGTCTGTTGATTGAGTTAATAACCGCATTAAGACCAGAGCCTTTATAATTTACGTTGCCCATTGTTTTTATGGAATTTGAGAATTTTCCAATTCCAACAGCAATGTTTGTCATTTTCCCTATATCAAGTTCTTTTAGTTTTCCAAGTTCCCTTACACAACTACGTAATCCGTTTGTATTTACTCCGCTTAATGCGGAATTAACTTCTGTGAGTTTATTTGAAAGATTAGTCAGAGCACGTACTGCTTTTTCTGTACTACTGCTAATTTGTATATCAAGGGTATCAATGGTATTGTCAGCCATTTTATTTATCCCTCCTTTTTTACAAAAAAATAAAGGGCAGACAAGACTTATTCATCCTGCCTGCCCTTTTCATGGTTAAGCTCAAAGTTCGCCTGCATGAGTTGCAAGCTTGCCAAAAGTGCGTTTCTCTGTTTTTTCTTTTCTTCTTCGGAAAGTATGCCTTCCTGTTTACGCTTTTCTTCCTCTGCTGATTCCAGTAAAGGTTTTTTCAAATACTCTGCTTTGGATTTTTTTCCCATTAAAGCATTTGCAACAGCTGTGAATGTGGCTGATGTTTCATAAATGCCCGCTTGCCAAAGCTCAGCGTCTCTTCTCTTTTGACGTATCTTTTCAGCTTCGAGATAAGGTTTTAATTCAGCTGGTGTAGAATCCATAAATTCTTCTTTAGATACGCCAATAGAGAGGTATAAAGGAAGAATCTCTTGGTAAACAACTTCTCGAAATGTTAATTTTTCTTTTTGTGATCCTGTGGAAGCTTCGTTGCATTCTTCTCCACTGCCTGTGCTTCTGCTACTGAATTCAGCAGACCGGATAAAAAACCGTTTTTCTCCAATTCTTTGTCAAGAAGTTGGTATAAATCAAATCCGCTTTTCGGATTTTCCTCAGTTCCTTCATCTTCGTAATCATCCAAAAGGTCACAGACTTTATTAAGAACAGCTTCTTTTTCAGAATCACTTTCATACCCAAACTCTTCCTTGTGTTTCTTTTGAAGTCCGGCAAGAAGTAGTTCCGGAAGAAGAGAAATCATCTTATGAAGGCTTCTCTCTTTTCCATCTGTAATTCCCTGTACCTTGTCCAGAACATCTGTTTTTGTAAGAAGTCCGTATCCAAATACAACCTTATATTCTTTTCCATGTACATTAAAAGTTACCATTTTATAATCCTCCCATTAAAAACATCATTCTGATTTTGTAAGAGCAACCTTTGTTTCAAGTCCCTTGTAATCTGTGATAATAAGGGAAATGGACATTGTTGCAGCTTCATTCTGTCCAACTTCTGGAAGTGGAATCTCACGTCCGCACTCAGCTGTAACAAAGAATGCATCTGCCATATCCGGGAAAACAACCTCAAACCATGTTGCAAGTCCAGTTTCTTTTGCTGTCTTAGATGCACTATAAAGTTCCTTAATCTGCTTAACAGATTTATCTGGATCCATGATAAATTCGATTTCCCATGTACCGCCAGTATCCTGTCTACCAGCTGCATATTTTGTGATATAATCTTCCAATGCTGATACGTCAATCTGCTCTGTATCAAGTGAAATTCCACCAATAGAGCTTGCAAGCTCAAGTTGCTTAAAAGTTGTAGGCTTTACGCCTTTTTCGGTTTCAACTCCATAACCAAAAGTCACGCCTAATGTTGTCAAACGGCTCATTATTTCTCCTTTCTACCTTTAACTCTTTAAGGTCAGCAATTTTTTTCAAACAAAAAATCGGTAATATGCACGTAACCCTGTGCCGGGAGATAGCGGATCACCGCCTTTCTACTCTTCTTTGTCTGTTTTCAGTTCCGGTAATCCTGCTACAGAAGTAAGCAGAGATAAAAAACCAGAAAGTAAAGATGCGGATAAAACCATTTTCCAATCAACACTACCAATCACAGTTGCAGTACCGATGGTTGCTACCGCTGTTTGTGCGACTGTTTTCACAGCTCTAATTCCCGCTGCTTTCATCCAAAGTAATTTATCTGTTTTCATTCAGCATTCTCCTTTCATATTTTTAGATAAAAAAATAGAAGCATTTCTGCTCCTAATCTAATAAAGTTCCTGTATATATCCGACTGTATCGGCTCACAAGCTTTTTGATTCCACTGTCACCAAAAAACATTGGTTCCGGTCCGTATGTGCGGCGGAATCCCATGCTCACCATAGTTTTGTGACTTATCTTGTCCAATTCATACAATCTGGTTAATGCTTTGCTCCCAGATGTGAAGCAATTTACTTGAAATGATGGCATTGTTGCACATTCATCCCCTTCAAGGTCACCTCTTGTAATTGGATTACCAAGCATATAAAGCTGTGCGTATGCTTTTTTGCCAGAAGCATTTGTCTCGCTCCCATCCATGGAATAATTGTCTGCGCCGGTAATCTTAGAAACAGCCGCTCCCCACCTTGAAAAAACTTCCAATACAGGAGATTCTATTGTGTCTGGCATATCTGTCACCTCACAATAAAAAACGCGCCCACCTTCATAGTGAACGCATTGCATATCTTGCTACAATTTAACACTGTAATCATAACATAATTGGTTGGTATCATTCAGTATACTTTGGTATCATCTTCAAGAAGAGAACACCTCTTTGGCGATTTTGCGGATATTCTGAATGATTTCTACGCTTGCCTTATACATTGGCATTGTAGCTTCTGTACCGTAAGAACGTACCCATTCGCCAGAATCAGATACATATACCCAGGAATCGTTTTTTCCTTTTCCTTGTCCGTAAGAACCGATTATATAACCAAATTCTTCTCCTTTTGGATGCGGACTAGAACCGGCTGCACCATTGTAGTGAATACCTGCACCGAATTCTATAAACAAAAGGTCTATTCCTTCACATATTAAATGAGCTTCTGCATAGTCCCCAAAACTGTTGATTTTGATATAAGTATTATGGTTCTTATCAGAATCGCCTTGTGCTGCCAAAATATTTTGGTCAATGACCGGAATCCCTAATTCACATAATCTTTTTATGAAGATTTCATTTTTATTCCTTAAAGATTTTTGATAATTTTTTATTTCATCAATAGCTTTTTGGATTGATTTCTGTGATAAGGTACACTTTATTGTCTTACCCATCTTCGTTTCCTCTTTTAGAAATTCCGTATCTGGCAATATTGCCTTTTTGTGTGTCTAAAATCTTCTTTAGTGTGTAGTCTGGCAATACTGTGGGCTCTTCATCTTTGTTCAAAATAAGGCTTCCGTCCTCGCTTATTTGTGGAATTCTATCTATCCAAAATATGTCCGCTTCCTGTGGGTGGAAATTTCGATTAAAGCTTGTAATGTATCTGTCATAATCTGGCACTATTCCAGCTGCAATTTCTTCTGGTGTTCCGGCTGTAGATGATACAGAAAAAGAGTATAGAACTGGTTTCTCATAAACTTTAATACGGTCTAATCCTTGCGTTTTTTCAGTAATTCGAGACCAATATACTTTTTGCTTTTGACGGACTAATCCTCTCATATTTCCTCTCTTTCTTAAATTTGGTTGCTTAAATAAAGCCCTCTTTAGTTAATTAAAATAGTTTAATGATTTAATGTGCTTCGCTAATAGGATTCCAATAGCTTTATACCCATTTGCATTAAAGTGCGTTTCATCTGATAGCAAACTAGGCGGCATTAAACCACCGTTTATTTTTTCAACATCTTCCGCTGTTGGCTCAATCCCTAGCACCTTAAAAGCGTTGTTAATTACTTGCAATCTAGTGTTAAAGAAATGTGAACCAAATGTGTTCATGCCTATCGCTTCGCTTGCTACAGTTGTGTCTGTTCCGTATTTAGTCAATCCCAAAATAACATATTTCTTGTTCGGAATTCGTTTAACTATGGTTTTAAGATAATCCCATTTATAACCCCTATCATTTGTACCGCACCAAATCAAGTATACGTTGCTAGTATATTCTGATTCTTTTGTATGAATTGGAACATAAATGTTTTGTGGTGTATATCCGTTTAATGAAAATGTGTCTTTAGCTGTTTGTGTTACTATATATTCTTTACCATCCACAATAACAGTTTTTCCATTTAATTGATTGTTAGCAATCCAAATATCGGCTGTTAAGTCTGCGTTTTTAATTTTGAAGGTTGCTTTATTTGGCTCAATGTATCCACTAAAAGCACCGAACGTAAAACCAATGTCTTTTGTCAAAGAACCGCCAAAACCAAATACTCTATATGACTCTAGCCCTAGTATAGATGCACATTCTTTTGTTATAGATACGCCTTCACCGCCAGTACCTGCCATTAAACTATCACCGATGCCCATTAGATCATAATCGTATGAAATGTGTTCTTCTAGTTTTTCAATTTTTAATGATTTCAAAGCGCCATATTTTTTATAAGGCAAAATTTTTGGAGTACCATATTGAATCATTAGGTTTTTAACCTTATAAGTCGGATTTGTTTCACCGTATATACTAGCTTGAATGTATACAGTTTTATCTGTTTCATTTGTATACGCATTGTAGAAGTCATAAGCGGCTATAATCGTTTTTCTATTATTATCACTGAACACAATTAAATCTCTAGCAATATTATTCAACGTTCTTTCATCATCGCTGTTTACATTTGCAGAAAAGAAAATTGTCGTATGTGCTGGTACTGGGTACACTTTTGTAGTATTAAAGTTATTGTCATGTGTGTACTGTCCGTTTTTTTCCAGATAATAATTATGATACAAATAATCATCAAAAATTTGATAAGGTGCTGGGTCTAAAGCATCTTCAACATTATCTAAATCTTCCTTTAGCGAACCAATAGCTTCTCCAGTTGCTTTTGCTTCTGCAAGCCCACCTTCTATAGTCAATGTAGTGTCTGGCTGTGATACACTCTGGATGTTCTTAATAGCTTGTTCTTTTGCGGAATTTACATTTTGAACAGCTTCCGCAGATGTGTTTTTAGTAAGCTCCAAAAGCTGATTTATAACATCTTTTTCTTCCTGTCCTATCTGTGGTTGATCAATCTCGATACCCTCTAGCACTGGTACTTCCGCTATTGTGGTATTCCATTCAACACTAATATTTGAATCGGAATCCGTTTTAACAGCGCAAACAATAAAACGTACCGTTCCCATATACCTTGCTGCATTTCTTCCAATCAACCAAGAAAAAGTTACATTTTCGCCATCTACAGCTACATCATCACAAATGTATTGGTCTTTGATAGAAACATTAAAATCCACACTGCTTACGTTTTCAAAGTTAATTCTGACTGAAAATTTGGATAAATCAAGATTATCTCCTACAATTTTGGGACATGAAAATTTAATACGTTCTGCATTCTTGTCAGATTGTACCCCACCAACTACGATTGTAGAGGGCACGAAAATAATCCTTGTCTTAGCATCAATCGTGCATATATCGGATTGTTCAGAAAGCAAATTAACATCTTCTTTTGCGCTCATAAGTAAATCAAGTGCTGTTGCCATGTTCTACCCCCTCTGTGATACTTTGGTTTTACCAGTAGTTATAATGTATTTTCCGTTATCTTTCACTCCGGTGACAGATACAGAAAAATAATCCCAAGTAAGGGATTCTGGCGGAATTTCACATTGATTGTTTTTCAGTATTACTGGGTATTCTCTTTCCATTCTCCAAAATGAAGCAGCTGTTTTACATCCGTTCCACTCTGGTGAAAAGATAAACAATGCTTTAAGATATCCAGTCGTGCCCTTTACCAGTCCAGAGAAATCACACTTGGGATCTGGATAAATTCTTTGATTATTTACAATAAATCTTAATACTCTCATGCAATCACCCTTTCCATTCCAACAGGAGAAACATATGTGAATTGGTTTCCTAAAATATCTCTGGCTGTGCCAATAACAAACTGTCCATAGTCGGACAGAATATTGCATACAAATTCCTCTGCGTCCACCCAATATCGTTTCTTAACCATGCGGTGAAGTTCTGTTAATAGACCGTAGCTGAACATCACGCAATGACCTAATTCATGGATAAATACACGATTTAGAAGTTCTCCATTTAGATTGTTTGCAATCGAAATTGTCATTGTGGAGTAATCAGATACGGCAAGTGTGCGTTTCCCTGTACGGTCAATCAAAACATTATCATTGGGAGAAACAAAGCGCACTCTCCATATGTCACCATTCATGTAAAATTGTCTTAGCATGGATTATCACCACCCTTTTACGAAAAAAGCCCCTGCCGCACTACTGCGACAAGGGCTTAATCAATATTGTAATCATGTCATCTGCTGAACTAAACGGCTCAGGTCAGTTTTCATCTGCTGTCTGAGCGTTGCATCTGCATCAGACCACATTTCCGTGATATTACGGATAATGTCAGATGTGTACTCCTTCATGGAATCATCCATTTTTCTTTTGGATTCTGTGTCTTTGGAATCATGATAGTGCCTACGATTCTCATCATATCTATCATAGGATTCGCCATATCTGGATTTCTTCCGATTCATGTCACCCATTTCCATATCACTACGGTCTGGATGATATCCCATGCGGTACATATTACGTTCAAACTCTGGATTGTTTAAATACTCGTCCATCCAGTCATCATCTTGCATATACAGATACGGTCTATAACCTTTTCTGGTTCCCCTACCTTTTGGAGCGAAACGCCCATTTGAATAGCGGTAACGGTCATATCCCATGCGTCCAAGATACTTTTCTTCCTGTTCGCATTCATCCATAGCTTCCACGATACGATAATCTTTATCAGCGCAAATTGCACACTTTACTGCTTCCATACAGTCTTTCAGATCGTCCCAATCTTGAGCACTGAGATTATCAAAGCCATGTGTTTTGGCTTTTTCCATAGCCCATTTTCCCATTTCCATTGCAACTTTATGCATTACAGTGCCCCCTTTCTAACAGCCTGCGTAACAGGTGCTTCTGTCGTTGGGGCTGTACCATTGATTGCAGTCAGATTGTTATTCGGGCTACATGCCGGGTTTCCTAACATTTTGAACACTCCACCAGTAGCACTTGTTACAACTCTGGTTGCGTATTTTGTTCTTGTTCTGACACCACATGCTGTTACCTGTGCGCAGCAACGATTCTCTAACGGATACAAGGTTGTTCCTGTTCCTATCTGAATCATAACTGGGGCAGTAATTGTGGTTGCATTTGGAATAGATTGTGCTAAAACAATGCAGTATTTTTCTCCATTATTGTAGCTTCCTTCTGGAATAGTAACCACAAGATTTCCACCTGTGAATGCAATTGCGGTAGACAACACAAGGTGATTGCAGAGTTTACAAACATTCTTACATGCCATATCTCTTACCTCTCAATCAAATAAGAGGTGAGCCGCAACCCACCTCTTAGAATTTAGTCAACCTCTAAGGGTGAGTTACTTAGCAACAACCGTTACCATATGTATTACATCCTGCGTATGCATATGGAGCTGGAACCTGGAATGCAGGAATCGGAGCAGGATTGATTGCATTGATTAACTGCTGTGTCTGAGAAGCCATTGCAGTTGTAAGCAATGCAGACTGGCGATCCTGGGAAGCAGCACGTTTCAGATCAGAGTTCTCTGCCTGTAATGTTGCAATCTTATCGTTAGTCAGGAAGTCAAGGATTGCTCTTGTGTTGCTGTTCTGGTTTTCCAGAAGGTCTCTGGTGTTGTTATTCATTGTGTTCTGGAGAGCACAAGTGTTGGTAGCAAGGTTGTAATTGATGCCCTGGATTGCTTCTCTTGTTTCACAGCAACAGTTTGCTAACTGAGACTGTAATGCATTGGTATTCTGCATACCGGCTACAGTATCAGCATTGATTGCCTGCTGAACGCCGTTGAAGCCTTGAAGCATTCCGACGTTCACGCCGTTGAAACCGCTCTGCATGGTATTGTTAAGCGCATATGTGCTATCACAAATGCCTTGCTGAATACCTCTGATACCATTCTGAATATCATTCAGAGCAAAGCCCTCGTTGATATCCGCTCTGGTAGCCCATCCTTGGAAGCCGGCACCATTTGTACCATTGCCACCCCAGCCACCAAAGCCGCCGAAACCGCCCCAGCCAAAGATAAGCAATATTATAATCCACCATGCCCAGCCACCGCCAAAGCCATAGCCTTCATCGGCACGGTTATTAGAGCCGCTTAATACAGCGACATCGCTTGCTGATAATCCACCATTCATCATAGCGATTACCTCCTTATTGATTTTTGTAATTTATACAAAATCAAAAGACCGCGGCTCTTTTAATTATTGTAGCGAATTTATTTTATTCCAAACTGGTTCTTAACCTGCGACAGTATATCGTCTGGATTAATATTTCTTTCTTTACAAAGATTTCTTGCAAGTTTTTCAATTCCTGCATTATCACCTTTTTCCATCATGTTAATTGCATTGTCAATTACAGGATTATTTCCAGATTGCTGTTTCATCATATTGATTATGGCTTGTTGAGGATTCCCTCCACCACGTATCATCTGCATAAGTTGCATTGGATTCATCATCTCTGTTTACCTCCATTCTGCTTGGGTTCCGGTGTTCCCGACATTTGTGTCGGAAACATACTCTTTATTTCGGAAATTTCTGAACAAACATCGTTCCGAAGCTGATTAAACATAGCTTCTATGTCAATCGGTTTTTCTTCTGCCTTTGGTTGCTGTTGTTCTTCCGGATTTATAAGTCGATAAACAAAAATTCTACTTCTTCCATCTGCCTGTAATTGTTTTCTATATATTTCTGTACCGTCAGTTTTTGGATAATAGACAGGGTTTCCAGACATATCTACATCTTTTGCCTTTACAGTATCAATGCCATCAACCATCTGTCCTTGCAACATGGGGATTTGTGGCACTTGTTGCATTGGTTGTTGAATTTGTGCCTGTCCGTATGGCATTGCCTGCTGATAACTATTCTGCAATTGTGCTAATCTATCTTGATACGGCTGTATTTGCTGAAATGGTTGCGCAAAATAAGGACTTCCATACTGCATATCTCAAACCTCCCTTGTTTTTATAACTATATTTTACAATAATAAGAGGTTGATTAACACGCCATGATAACGCCATAAATACGCCATTTTCTATGAATACAAAGAAAAGCCCCGACAATACATCGGGGCGACTTTCATAATTTTCTTCTTTAATTTTCTGTTTATGCGGTCTACGGTTCTTGTGCTGTAGCCCATGATTTCTGAAGCTTCTGCAAGTGTTTTTTCTTCGTAAACGCGCAATCGGAATAACTCTTTTTCTCTGGAATCAAATCCAGCTTCACGCAAATAGAAGATTCTTTCATCTTCCGAAAAGTCTTTATAATCATCCATTCCACTGTCCTCCCTGTAGTGGAATCAATATTTACACCGGGAAAATGCCTTTTAGGGCAAAGCCTAAAACAATACCAATTATGCCAGTTATGATATAAGCAATTATTTTGTCCTGTAACTTTCCTGGTTTTTCCATGAGTGATTTTAAATTGTCGTTCATTTCGTCAACTGTATCCTTAATGTGTCCCAGATCGTTGTTGTATAAAGCAATTTTCTGTTCCAGCGCATTGATACGTTCAAAAAAAACTCCATCCCTTTTGGAATGCTTTTCTTTCATCTCATGGACGGCACTTTCCAATTCTTTTAAGCGGTGTTCGTTGACGCACTCGTGTTCACATCCCATCGCTATTCCTTTCCATCACTCCCATTTTTAAGATATTGCTTCTACCCACCTAATTTGAAGCACCCCTGCGATACGTGGGAGGATTGACGTATCACGCACACACCATCTTAGAATCCGATAAATGGAAAAACACCATGATTTACATAAATTTCAGTTTCGGAATCCCAACTTCTATTCACAGAGGATTCGGAATGTGATCCTTGAAACTCAGCTCCCTGCTTTACTAGGAAGAAAAGAGCCAAATCAAATATGCAGTCATAGCATTTCTCCATATCGGAATTTATTTTCTCATCACTGTAAGAGGAAGGATAATTCCTTTTCTTCTTAAATGAACGAATAGCCCTCTTTGCTGAAAGAGGAATCATCCTCGCAGTTTCTTCATCATCTTCAAGATAATTTGTCAAGTCCTCTATAAGCTGTTCGTCCATTTAATCACCTACCTTTGCTGAGATAAAATCTCTGATATTATTCCAGCCTTATTAGTTGCTGTCAGGGCATAGCCGTTATCACTTGCGAGTTGTCTTAACTGAGATACAGTCATATTAGACAACTCGCTTTCTGTATACTTGTGTGTTGATGTATCATTCACACTTGCTACAGATGGTGACTGGCTGTTTTCATCGAGACTATGCCCGGTTATTCCCCCGCTTTGGTACCGATCACGATACCACCGTTTGCTTTTGGTGCAACAGGGACGAACATACCGGATGCTTTTGTCCATACTGCAACTGGGTCTGGTGTAGCCCACATGGAAAGAGTTACGAAAGAACGGTTCTCTTCCTGTATAAACTGTCTGTATTCAAGCTCTTCTGGTGTCACACCCCAGAGGCCAACACCGAAAGAACCGTTAGCATCTGCTTCATACAGAGTAAATACATCCTCTTTGAGGTATCTGGCTGTTTTCAGGGTTCCATCTGCTTTTCTGAAATTAAAGTTCTCATCACAACGATCAATTGTGATTCCATATTCCTGCATAAGCAGATTGGCAAGCTCCTGCTTTGTGAGAAGCCTTTTATTTGCAGCACCCAGAACAGCTGTCTGCATTGCAGTGTTGTTCCGCATGTAGTTAATCATTTTAAGAGAAGTAACAGCTTTGTTTACTACATAGCCATTGCCTTCTGCTACAGCTACCATTTTCTGGATATCGCCCATGATATCTGCATCTGGCTTAGACCAATCAGTAAGCGTTACTTTTGCACTTGCTGGAACGCCATAGTCAATTCCCATGTCAACATGGTTCTCTTTGATTGTTACAGCGCCGGTGGAAAGGAACTGTCCTTTCATAACATTTGCTCTTGTAACAACGCCCTCGAACAGTCTGGCTGCATCATCAAATACAAAGTTTTTCAGTGCTTCATTATCCGGCACACCGTTTTCAATTGCCTGCCGTAAGTTTTCGGACTGATTGATTTTTCTCTTAATGAAGAGTTTTTCAGTCAGGACTTTTTCAAATCCAGGTCTTGTGCCGATTTCTGCTTCGCTATCAAGAGCGTGGACGAATGCAACTTCCGGGAGATTCTGTCCAGCCATAAGTCTGTAATACTCTGCTTTCAGATACTGGGTTTTTGTATCTGGGAAAATGGTATCGAGGATACCTGGTCTTTTAACGCTGAAATTCTGAGAGAAATTAAGTCTTTCTTCTTGGGTAATTGATTCCAAAATATTAAATGGCATTTGTCATACCTCCTTAAAATACTGGGTCTTCTGTGACTACAAAAACAATTCCGGATTTTTCAAGCGCTGTTTTTGCAGTAGTGTCAACTGTTACTGGAAGTCTCTTTTCAAGAACACGTCCTGAGACAATCACAGAAATTGGTCTCTTGGTATCATCTGTCATATCAACATCTTCAAATACAATGCCGATTGCGCCTGTCGCATTTGTTGGATATACGGAACCTGCTTTGATAATTTTCTTAGTTCCAACTGTTTCAGCATTTGTCTGGTCTGCTGTGTAGGTTTTGAGTACAAGTCCGACCTCAGATTCAAGAATATTTGGAGTGGACTCATACTGCTCTGTTTTCATAAAAGCCATTATTTATATCTCCTTTACTTAAATATTTACAGGGGCGTTACCGTCCACTGATTTAGTTTCCTGGTTCTTTTTTGCTGAGTAAGCTTTTGCAAATTCAGCAGCATCACTTTTTACTGTAGCTTTCCCACCGCTACCACCACCCGGATTCGGAGTGTTTTCCAATGCTTCCTTCTCCCAAGCTGCTTTTGCGGTATCAAGTGCTGTTTTATTTGCTTCGGAAACTCCCTTAACAAAAGTTTCGACTTCTTTCATTGCATCTTCTGGTTTCTCATACGGTGCAGATGCGTATGCTTTAATAGCACTCGCGTATGTTTCGGTTGAAAGTCCTGCATTTGCGAACATAGAAGTAATTTCACTGGTAAGGGCTTTTTTGTTGGATTCTGCAAGCGCAGCTTTCAAATCAGCTAACTCCTTATCCACTGCTTCCTTTTCTTTCTTGCGTTCAGCTTCTAGCCGTTCTGCTTCGGTCATGTTCTGCTTTTTCAACTCTTCCAACTCTTTTTCCAGGGAATCTGCTTTTTCAGCTTTTTCCTTCAGAGAAACATTTTTGTCTTTCTCTTTCTTAGTTTCAGCAGAAATAGAATCAAGAAGCTTAGAAACCTGTTCCTCGGAAGGTTCTGCAACTCCCATACCGATAAGTGCCTGTTTTGCCTGTTCTCTTGTCATTGAAATCTCCTTTCTTCCAGTCCAATACGCTTTTTCAACACGGTTCGCTCCGCACATGGTCTGTACCCGATTTACGCTCACGGGCTGTTGCAATTTATTTGATTTTGGGTATTAAAAAAGAAGCCTTAGATTTCTCTAAAGCTCCTTAAATAATCGAAATTTGGTTCATTCTTCGTTAGATGGAGAATTTGCCATTGGTTCTGTTTTGAACGGATTTTGAAACTTTCCGTCAAGTAATTGCTGTGCTTTCTGCATTTCCGCTTTCGGGTCTGCCAGTTCTGGATAAATTGTTCCAAGATATGGAAGACTCATTTCATAAACTTTTTGCGGATCACTAAATAGCCCGCAAGTAATCAATGCGATAAGCGGATGAATTTTATTTTTGAACAGATAATCAAGCGCTTGTGCTTTTACAAGCATATTGTCTGTTGGGTTTCTGGTTATCTTCACATCAAAATCTCTGGTTGAGATATTAACATCATTTGATGTACCACGGATAATATTCAGAATAATTCTAGCAGACTCCTTTTCAGCTTCCTTGGTGAATGCTTCTACCAATTTTGCATCTCTTTCTGCGAAGTCCCATCCATTACGAAGGTATACAGCATTTCCTGTATCCCCTCCGCTATTGCTTTGTCGGTTTGGCATTGCTTCCACAATCAGCATATTATTGTAGATATCATCCTTTGCAACCTGGCTCTCTGATTGATTCAGTTCAGCGGTCATCAGTTCAACATCCGATTGACAGCCATTTCCGGTATCTTTAACAGAGATAGCACCAAGTTTTACCATTTCCAAAAACTCGTTTTTGTCTACCTCGCAGTTTTTAAACTTCATAAAGGATTGCACAAACTGTTCCACGCCATTTAATCTGTCAGACTGGTATTTGTTAATTGCATCAAATAATGTGATTGCAATTTCAACATCTGAAAGCCTGTCATGATTATTCGGGCATTCAACAATTGGAATACCGCCAAAACCATTGATGCCGTAGTTAGTTACTTTCCCATTCTTGATTTCAAAAAACTGGTTCTTTGAATAACATAAATAATATTGCTGTTCATCTTCATCTTTTAAAATCTGTACGGAAAGCATTGGTTTCCCATTTCTCTGTGAGTATACAATGTAACAATCACCTGGATACGGAATGAAGATTCTAAACGGTGGTAAATCTCCGTTTTTTGTCCAATCCTCTTCTTTCAGAATAGCCTTATAGGAAGTTCCTGTTGCGCTCTGGTATATTGCCCTTTGGATGTTTCTTGCATCTGCATTGGCTTCATCAAGATAATCATTCAGAAGGTCAACTTGCTCATTTATTTTTTTGTCTGCATTTTTCTTTTTGCATACATATTGGATTGGTTCCCCGCAAATCTGCCCAGCTTTAAATTTTACAGTTTCAAATGCGTGATTTTCTACCACTCTGTTATTAACTTCTGGACGGACTATTTTATTTCGGTATAATATCGGCTGATCGCCTTTCATGTACCGATACAGATAATCAATTAATGTTCGATTTCTATTATGTATGCCAATAGTGTCTGATACTACTTTCACTACATTTTGTGGAGTGATTCGCTCAACACCTGTGTAGGCTACTTTTCTCCCGAATTCACCTCGGCATAAATCTACAAAATTCATTGTATTTCTCACGAGCCGAACCATCCTTTCTGTAAAATAAAAAGCACTGGATATTTTAATCCAATGCTCTACTTTATATTTTACACATATTGAAGGTATCATTCAGTATATTTTGGTATCATTTTTCAAAACCTTTTATCTTTTTTACTTCTGCTATGGCTTTTAAATGCTTTTTTTTAATGTGAATCTCTGAATAACCCATCTCATCTGCAATGCGAACCAAAGATTTGTACTCAACATAGTGCTTAAATAATATGTCATATAGTAATGGATCTTCAACCTGTTCTATGGTTCGAACTATTTCTTGTTTTTTTTGTAAAAATTCGGATATCATTTTTGAAATCTCTTCTCGCAGATCAAATATCTTTGCAACCATATCTCCCATCGGATCACGTTTTACAGAAGTTTGCACCTTTTCCCCAACTGGAATTGCAGATACACTTGTGGAAAGAGAACTGAGCTGTTCTTCTTCGATAAGCTTGTTTTTGATTCTGTTATCATAATTTTCAATTTGTCGTAAATATTGAGCTGTAGTCATCATACTCTATCTCCTTCCCCAAAGTGGATTCTGTGTTGCTGTTGCGGTTCCACCCAATGGATTCTGAACGTACTCGGACATCATTGCTAAACTGTCTGGCCCATCATCATGTGGCACTTTTGCTCTTGTTGTATAAGTTGTTACATTTGCCATGAACAATCCGTAATCTGATTTTGGTTTGTACTGACTTTGATGCAAAAAATAGAAATTATTGATAATATAATTTGAGTTTACAAGAATTTTGGTTTCCTTATTGGATTGTGTAAATCTTGGTTCGATTTTCGCTCTGCATTTTCCATCAATCAATTTTTGAATATTATGTGCAACACGCCCTCCCACATTATTTGATTCAAAGCGAATCATGTGAGGATTGTGTTTAATCAAAATATCAGCTGTTTTCTTATCCAATATGTCATAATCTGTTGAATCATCAAATACAACATCTGGAATAAAAAACTTATCTCCGTATTGATATGCAATTGGAAGTGATTCAAAGTCGGTTCCCTTATCCTTTGTATCGCATACAGCCCATATAGCATCCGGCTCTCTTTTTGGCATAACTACATATTCATCTGTACAGCCATCTGGAACATCTTCTCTATCAAAGAAAAATCTTTTCAATTTATCTGGTGGTAAAAGTAATCCTTCACGCTCTACTGGTTTCTGCTGATACAAACAGTTAAAAGAAATCTCGTCCATTGATTCCTTTGCATCATTAAAATATTTTTCCGAAAAACCATTTACTGTAAATAAGAAATTGCTTTTTCCATCATCTGTTAATGCCGGTATTGCAATAAATCTAGCCCTCGGATTCCCTTCATATAATTGCTGTAGTTTTCCTATAGGGTCATGTACCGACCATCTTGTAGCTATATAAAATTCCTTGCAACCATCAAGCCTACGTGAGCGAAGGTCATTTACCACTTTTGTCCATAATGTATCAAGTCGGTTCTTATTCAATGCTTCTTCGATACCAGATACAAGGTCATCTGCTGTAAGGAATCTATTGCATCTAGTAGCGCCAGTCAGAGAGCCATCAATTGATCTAAATGTCCATGTTTTAAAACGACCATTTCTTTCAAGGTTTACAGTTGTTTCTTTTGCATTACTTGTCTTTTTGCTTAAATCAATGTTTGGGAATATCTCGCTCCACGTATACTCTACTGGATCATTAATAATTTCGAGAACGCCATCGTAAAGTGAACGTGTAAGAATACTGCTATGGGCAGATGATAAGTTAAAATCATTAGGGAACCATCCGCCAACCAGCGAAAGAAAGAAATCTTCCAACGTGGATTTTCCGCAACCTGGCGGTACGCTCAATGCAAATATATCCAGTTTGTCATCCATCAAGTCTTGAAGTGAACCTATAATATTATGCTGCATAAATACATTTCTTCTTGGTTCGTAAAAACGTTCTTTTGGAATACGATTTTTTTCAAGATATAACAATCCACTGTCTACTTGATAATTCTGCGCTTCCAGTAATAAATACTGCCAATAGATATCATCAAAGTCACCACTGCCAGTTAATGCAGCACACTTCTCTGCTATGTTATGTGAGTATTGGCTTACTTTCATAGCCATTTTCCGTGCTTCTTGATTCTTATTGAAAGGAAGGTCAATATTCATGTTTAAGAGCAAATCAAGGCAATCCTTTTGGTTCTGATAGATTGTCATGTCACTACTGATAATTTGATTCAGCACTGCCCGATACCATTCAAGCGAGCCTTCTGTAATTTTTCCCATAAAAATAGAGCCAGACCTCCTTTCTTTTTAGAATTTAGTCTGGCTCTCATGTGGCTCTCTGACTGATTTATTTATTCTTCTCAATAATAATTACTTGACCTTCGAAACCAAAATCAGTTGACTGGTCAAATGTATGTGTTTCGGCTGATTCGTTATCTCTCATTGGTCGAGTAAGATACCACAAATCATCGTCTTTCCATGTGATTTCTTCCAGTTTTACACCTGGTTTTAATTTTATTGTGGTTGTTCCACCCAAATTCTTTGTTGTCGATTGACATGCTGTTAATCCAAACAGCATCATTGATAATAACGCAGCAAAAAATATTTTCTTCATAAACTCTCCCTTTCCTTCTTTACTGGCCATTCAAAGCCAAAATCTGAACGTTTGATTTTGCATTGTGGGCTTCCGTCTTTCCAGAAAACTAATCCCTCTATCTCGTGTTCAGAAAGATATTTCTTGATTCCCTCAAATGTACGCTCGACTTCAACGATGTTGTTGCCATGTCTTATTAAAGAATCATAATCGTCATAATATGGATTGCCTTGAAAATGCTTTCCAACAGCTTCATATGTGCCATCTGGTAATTTACAACCTTGATTTGTCCACATTGAAGTTACATAATACGCTTCTACAAACCACTTATCAGACGAATTATTCTCATCAATCTTTACCCATCCCGGCCAATGACCTGTAATGGAATCTGGTTCACAACAAGGGATAAATCCTTCTGGCGGTGTTTTTCCTTTCTTGCAGTCATATCTTTTATAATATTCTCCGTCAATTATCGCACAGCAAGAACCATCATATTTGACCGTTGCAATCCCTTCTCCTTCAAGTACCCATTCCATACCCGGATGCACTTTTGGAAGAACCTTTACAACCTTATGGTCTTTGAATTCTCGCTCAAATAATGTTGGTATCTTTTTCATTTGCTCACCATCTTTCTTTTTGATTTCAAGTATTTTCTGTATTTGCGACTGTATTTCCGAAGAATTAAATCGAGCATAATGCTATTTGTCTGTTCTACATTTTCTGACATAGTTGTGAGATATGGATAATCTTCTCTATCATCTACTAATGTCTTGAAAATCAAGTCTAAAGCAAACTGAGCACTGATAGGTGGGTCGCACAGTTCAAAGTCTTTATCCTTGTACCACTCATCAATTTTCTTTTGGAATCCATCAAAGGATATTTCTTCGTTCCATATCATACGTTCACCTCAAACTCTTTCTTGCAATTACTACCCTTACATTTCAGTTTCAGGTGCTGAATCTTCGTGTTTGGGCTAATCAAAAGTGCTTTCTTCTGGCAAAAAGGGCAACAGGCGTATTTCACTCCATTGATATTCCTCAATAATGCCTGTCCATTCCACGGCTCGGGTGGGTTCATGTATTCAGAAAAATCTATCCCTTCGGATTCTAATGCTGACTTAATGCTCATTTATGCTTTCTTACTCCTTTTCGCCATGCAATCTTGCGCTTTTTTGGGATTCCATGTATTTTTCGGAAATTGTTCTGGTTTATTCGATTTGGGGCAAGTAGTGTCCAGAACATTTCCTCGCTGAATTTACATTCTAATTCAATGCTTAATGGCTCTCCTATACTACAAAGTGTACCATCCTCATTTTTGTGAAGAATGCCACATTCGATAACAACACCATCCGAAATTGAAATCTCTGGTATTTCTTCAATCACTTTACCATTACATGTAAAGAAATGCTTTAATTCATCCTTTTCGCCCATATCAGTACATTCCTTTGTTTTTTCTTAAATTAGCATATCGGTCAACTATAACATCTATTGTTGTATAAAGCTGATTGATTGTGATGCAATCGGACTGGTGCTGTCTGCGACATTTTGCGATTTCTACAGATTCATCATAAAATGGCGTATCTGAATTTTCACACACCTGCCTTTTTAAGTCATCGTTGTAACCGCACATTTTATCCAGTTCAGCCTGAAGCTCATTGATTTTATTATTTTTGTCTAAAATTTCATGTTGTTTCTTTTCACATTCTTCAGACAACCGAACAACCTCTTTTTTCAGCTGATCTACAGTCCAGTTTTCCATATCCTCAAATTTCATATTTACCACCTCTGTCTTCGAAAATTGTTTCTTCCAAGCATAAATTTTTCGGCTGAAAAATTATCCTCTACATCAATATGTGCTTCACGGTCTTGCACCTCATATCCGTTTGGAGTTAATTCAAGTTTTGCAGTATATTGAGCGCCGCAATTGGTGCACTGCCATGTCACATTTAAAAAAAGTTCTTTTTCTCTAAAAGGTTTTGCGTAATCGGAATTTTCGCATTTCAATATTCCACCGCAAACAGGACAATTGCGTTTATCAAGTAAATCTAGCATTCAAATTCCCTCTTCTCCCTATGCTTCATCTGGCAGGCAATCATTTTAGCTATGTTTTCACGTTCCTGTTTTATGCCATGTCCCTGGCGGAACAGCTCGCATTCAAGGATATTCCCGCAGTTTGAACATTCGTCTTTTATTTCTTTACCGCATACTTCAATCATTTTCATCACCACAGTAAATCAGTAAGTAATTTGCAATTTTTCTAAGATCATTTTTCCCATACAGACGAATTCCATCTTTCAATCCTCTGTCAATCAGCCAATCAGCTAACTTTATTGGTTGTGTAGGTGGTTCATCTTTGGATTTTTCTATCTTAAAATCATCAATTAAACCACCTCTATTTATAAGCTCAGAAAGTTCGCTCATCGGTACTATGCCTCCTTGTTTTTCCATCACTATTGAAGCAAACCCATGTGAAGCCATCGTGTTTTCTGCAATTCTTACAACTTTTTTCGTTCATAAATTACCTCGATTTAGAAAAATCCAGTGTGCCGACTTGAACGGCATAAATCTCCCAACGAGAAGCACTGGAACTTTAAGGGGGAAAATGCAACTTCTGGCAATGGCAATTTGCCAGATAGAAACAACAGGAATCGAACCTGTGTCACATGATATTCAATATCATTGCTCTACCACTGAGCTATGTTTCTTTTTTCATCATAAAACGCTAAACTAGATGATTTTTTTAGAATCCCCGACTACCACTCCTCACGGGCATTGGTCTTATCTCTCTAAAAAGTTTTTGCACAAGATCGCTAGTGAGTTGCGTCTATATGCCTGCACGAATGCACACAAACGCATCCGCATTTATGTGCAAGAACTAACAATAGCTATGCTAAAGTAAGATATCCTATCTACACCTGGTAGATGGAATTGCAGGAGACGGATTCGAACCGCCGTTCTCAAGGATATGAGCCTTGCGAGATTCCACTTCTCTATCCTGCCGGAACCCGGAAAAACCGGGTTAGCAATAGGTTTATCGTGTTATGCTTTCCACTATCTACAAGTTTTAGTGCTGTAGATTCACTGGATATTTTTATGCGTCTTTGAACGGCATCTCTTGAAAACTCCTTTTATTAACGTGCGCTGCGTTAATGTTTTTAACTCCGAGATATACCAGCCGGGAAATCAGATCCATTTAGGCTACGCCGTATCGCACCTATAAATTTACCTAATCCACACGCTCAACTGGAAGTTTTTTCCACCCATATTACGGATGAATGGCATTTAGAAGAAATGGAAGCTCTGGGATTCGGACCCAGGACTTACGGCTTATGAGGCCGTTGCTCTTACCGCTGAACTAAGCTTCCTAAGATACCGAATTATTTGACCGCCATGACAAACAATCCGGCACTGTTGCAGTTCTTGACCGCCAGCTGCAACAAAGGTTTTCTGAAACACTTTTAGATTTCAGAAAAGAGTGTTATAAAATGAACTTGCGGCATTAGCGAAACCGCAAACTGGGCTAACTGGATTCGAACCAGCAAATGCAGCAGTCAAAGTGCTGTGCCTTAACCATTTGGCGATAGCCCATTATCACCCGGGCGCACCATTAAAGCCCGGGGAAATCGTGATATATAAGTTTATGTAATTAGTATAATAAGTAATTAACACTTAAGCTACTCTGGATGCCTCGACTTATCACTTTCATAGGTTTTCCCGAGCCTACATGGATTAAGTCGAAGCGGCGCTTTTATGAATTTAACCCTTTCGATTAACTCAATCGGGATAATTCCAATTGGAATTAGTAGATACATGGGGTTCTCCTCTTATTCTGCAAAAATCCAATCCTCTGCTAACATATCTGCTTGAGATGCAAACCATCCCATCTGTACGCCAGATGTTCCGACAAAAGCAATGGCTTTGTTTCCGATTGCATCATGTTCACAATTTACAATTTCATTATCAGCAGTCTTATATGAAATTCCAGTGGCAATCTGAATGTACTGTTTCTTTCCATTCCAGCCTTTACGAGACACTTTAAGTCCTCTTTTCAGATAACGGATAGCGTCACCAAATCCAAATGTTGACTGACCACCAAGAACACCACAGTTATTCTCATCAGCAATCATCCAGTCATCTCGCTGTGTGTGCATGAAAGTATATTCTACTCTCTGTGTTTCACGGATATCGAGAACTGCTCCCTGGCCTTGATCGGAATCTTTTGGTCTGCAATGAATCATAATCGTCTGTTTTTCATCGTCCCAACACCAGTAACCATTCCATCCTGGAAGTTTCACTTTTGCTCCCTGTTTCATAAGTTTTAATGCTTCTGAAAATTTCATTTCTATATCCTCCTTTACCTCGTGCAAATTAAGAAAATATTCAGTGCGAAACATATTTCTAAACAAATACAGAATAAAATCTGTATTACGCTTGTCTTTCCTTCTTCGTCCAGTATGGCTAAAGTACCGGCAAGAACCAGAACGAAAAATGCAAGATTTACAGCTGTTCCGATTACATTAAGTGCATTCATTTTCTTTTTCCTCCCCAATTAAGAAGTCCAGAATTTTTTCTGCAATCTCTTCCTCTGGCTCAAATGGCATTCCACAGTAATTGTATGATTCTAAAGCCGATTTTAGGCTTGCTTTGAATCCATTGTAAATTTCTCCATGCTGTAGTAATTCGTGCCTTAAAACCAAAATTGCATCAGTAATTGATTGAGAAGTGACACTAATTTTTGCCAAGCACTCCATTTCAATGTCTGGAATAGCCATCATTTCAAACTCAAATACTGGAATTTCATCTACTGCGGTATGGAAATTTACTGATCTTACTCTTGGAACTTCATTTCCATCAATAAAACATTTTATGCCAAGCCAATCATAGGGGTTTGGGTTTGTGATCTTCACTATCGGCATCTTCGCGCCCCTTTCTTTTAGTTTCACAGTAGAGAAGGAGGTGTTTCGCAATCTCTTCCAACTGTAGAATGTTGTATTTTGGAATTTCCCATGTTTTCTGCTCCAATAATGAAGACAGTGGAATTTTCTCAGTCGGTAGTTCGTTAGTTACTGTGGCATTGATAAGCATAGACGCTACATCAATGGGGGATTCGGGAAAACTATCCTTATTATCACTTATTGGTGCATCAGGCATGAATAACTTTTTCCATTCTCCGTTTCCATTTGAAAATAATTCTCCGTTTTGCAATTTAAGTGTTCTAATAGCTTCTCTTGGAATATCTTCTTCTTTTTCACATTTACAAATATCATTCCCAATTATGTATAAAAAACAATTCATCCTTCTTCCGCCTCCCCGAAATATTTCTTGTAAAGCTTATGGTTGTAATACCACAGATGTTGCATCACAAAAATTTTATCAATACATTCCAAACCATAATACATCACTCTGTACTCGGCGGTTCTGTCTCCATTTTTATCAGCGCTATAACCAGCTAATTTAGATTTTGATTTTGCGCCAAACCATCTACCGTTCTTTGTAACAAACAAAGAAAGATTACCGTATTCGCAAACATATGTGGCAGTTTGAGTATCATACAATCTGCCATCAGCTAATATTGCTTTTGCGTGAATTGGCTTTACAAGTTTCCGAATTGCCGGGGATTCCTTTCCAACATTTTCATATGCTTGGTTTGTTTCGGAAACGCCTTTTTTATTTTTTGAGAAAAATTTAAGCACGTCTTTTCCTCCCAAAATATTCATCAACTGCCTGTCTTACAATGTCCGATACGCTCCTGTCTGTCCGGTTCTTCTCTTCCAGGAGCCTTTTTTTCTGTTTTTCGGAAAATCGGATGCGGATGGATTCGGATTGTGGGTTATACTTTTTCATAGGTAGTATCCATCTCTACGGAAAGAATCGGTTTGTCATCGGCTTTAGCCAGAAGCGTAATACCTTTCCCATTCTCCCAAGATGATGTCATGAGTTGAATATTTGAATTTCCGGTTTCATTACAAATATTCAAAAGCTGTTGTGCTATATCCATCAACTTTGACCGAAGGTATCCGTCATTGCTTACTATTTTTTCCATCTTGTGCCTACCTTTCTGCGAATGTTATCAGTTATCACAAATCGTTTATTGCCTTTAATTTCTGATTAGCAATTTCGACCTGAGAAGCAAGTACGCTACGTGTCACATCTCTTATAAACGATTGTTCTAGTGTCATGCTTTCACTGTAAAACAACGTCGGAGCTGTGAGTACATAGATTTCAATATCCAAATTACAAAGCTGTCTCCATATTTCTTCGATTTCATTCTTGGTATTTCCAATATCATCAACTCCGCAAATAATTAACGAATCACCCTTTTTCATGTTTTCACAAAGAAGTCTAAAATTATTATTTTCATCTGCCAAATCGAAAATAAACGAGTCAATTTCTTCGTTCAAAAGTATCTTTTTCTTTGCTTCCAACGGGAACCATAATCCAGATTCTCTTGCGTATCCTATCTTCATGTTTTATACCTGCCTTTCTTGGTACTGCCTTATTTAGTGTTGGCAGAGAAACAGTTAAGGCTTACTGCTTTCGTGTTCGAATCACTATCCCTGCCATGTTAAGGAGAGCTTTTTTTGTTTTTTCGAGTGGTTTCGGTGGTGACTACCGCTGACTGGGGTTTTATATATACCCCCTCCCGGTCATCCAGTACGGACGCTGGCAAGTCAGCCCACCGCCCCATGGGAACCGCTGCCCTTGCCTGGTCGCTGTCTATCGGATGCCTTCGGCAGTGGTCAAGGGAATGTCAATGTCTTTAATATTTTATCTATACGACAAACACAGATTTGTCTTATAGATCTATTTATTTTTCTATACATTATGCACAATTATAATCGTTATTACTGTACATGTTGCATAATCCCATGTGTTTACTGCCTTTTGTCCGTCCATTGTGTACATTTTTACCGCTTCTATTGGTTCTCCCAGGCTTTATAGCTCCGGTTTTTCCATCTCCGGAAGCTGCAAAGCGGCTTTGTGCTTCTCTGCGATCTGCTGCGCGGTCTGCTGTGGTACGCCGTACTGCTGCGCAACTTGCACTGGTGCAGTTTCTGCCATGCCATAGGCGGCTTTTGCAACAAATATCAAATTCGCATTTGTTCCGGTCTGGTTATGTAGTCTATTAATTGCACAGTTTTTGCAAATATCAAACCATTTTTTAGCCGTGTCACCATGTGAAGAGTTTGTTCTATACACTCCATTCATCCAGTCAGTAAACGTTGTACGATTAATCCCAACTAAAAAGCTAAATACTTCTAGGGTTGGTAATACATGATATTTACTGCATAATCTCACATAAGTATTAAACATTTTATCTAATAGCTCTATATTGTCATTACTTGGCTTTTGTATATGATCTGCAATATAAAAAATCATATCTACAAAGCTATCTGATACTTCTTTCTTATAGTTTTCGTTATCTGGTGATATACATAATACAGTATTTATATATTCATCAGCATATATATTAATATTATCTAAATAGATATCTACGTCTTGTACATTTACTGTATTATCTTTCATATTATCACCTCACTTTAACACGTTAATTTTCAAATAAAAAAGAGAATGTCACCAGGTAAAGCTTATTCCCGGAAAACTTCCGGGTGTTCGGGTACATTCTCTAAAACTTAAAACTTAAATAAAATATTCTGTTTTCTTTGTTGCTGATACCTTAACACAGTTTTTAATATCTTGTCAAATTTAATTTTGCATAAAATAAAACCATATATTTTGTTAATAATTAATAAATAATAATTGGGTTATTATATTATAATCTTTATTTGTAGTTATATCTTATATATTATTATACGGTACTGTATAGCATATCTTTTAATAAACTCTAGTCTTAGGAATCTATGGAGGGGTAAAAGATATTATTATATATAATATAATTAAGTATAATAA